CAAAGTCTCCAGAGGCCGGGTTTCCCCATCCAACGTAGTCAGATGAGTTGGTGACGGTATCACCATCTGAGTGCGAAGCTGCAGTTGTATTTCTAACTCCTCGTGTAACACCTGTTAAAGTATTACCACTAATTCCTGTATAAGAGATTTCTTCTGTTCCAATTTGCACATATGAAGTTCCTGAGTCTGGGAACAAAGAAGCGTCTGTTAATACAATGGTAGTTGTAGAAGAGTTAATCGCTCCGTTTAAAGTTGTTGTATATTCACCGGCAACGGTTCCGCCCCATTGACCAATGCTCCATCCGTCTCCGCCTAATTGTTTAGCGGGTCCAACGTGATAGTATTGAAAATAAGTTATGCCTCCAGAAGTCGTGGCTCCTGAGCCAGTTTCATTACTAGGCATTGTTATGGTAATAGTTGAAGCTGTAGGAACTGTTGTAACCATAAACTTTTTGTCACAAAAATCTGAAGCTCCAAAGTTAGAACCTGTAATAGAACTAAAAGTTGAAGTTCCTCCAAAGAGAATAATATCTCCTTTTGAAAAACCATGATCAGAACCAAATGTAATAGTTACAGCTGCATCATCATTAGTTGTACTAAAAGCGTTTGAGATAGCTGTACCTGATGGATTAACTAAAGGGTGAATGTCATAGAATACACCACCAGAATATACATATAAAATTCTGTTAGTTCCTATGGCTGCGTACTTAACTTGATTACTATTAATAAAATGATGAAGAGCTCTGGCTGCTCCTGTTAGATATTCCTCTCCTAACTGAGCCCAGCCCCCTATTTTTTCTGGTGTTGAATACCTGAAACGTACGTTATCTCCGCCGACCCACTGTCCTTCAGCGGTTGTGGGAGTAACTTGTTTGTTAAATCCAGGTAAAAATCCTATCTTTTGTAGCATACAAAAATCCTTGTTATGAAAATATACTATATTTGCGGTGAGTTCAACCTAGTTTAGGTATACCGAGTATAGGTCTTTTATCATACAAATTGGTCTTTGCAAACCTTCCATCTGCATGATTGTAGTGTAAAAACACTTGACCACAAAGCTTACCTTCGAAAGGTTCTCTCCAGTGCTCTAATTCACAGCCAGAATAAATGATCATATCTCCTGGATTTAACGTATAGGGAATACCTTTTGGTGCTTCAGGTTTATGAATACCTTTATATTCATTAATTACATTATCACTTCCAGTAGGGTCTATAAATATAGGCCATGGATCTCCCCCTAAATTAAGAGTGGTTGATATTTCACAGCTCGGTCTGTCTTTGTGTCTTTGTAGAATATTACCTGTTTTATAAAGTCTACAATAAGAATAAGTAGGTACTAATTTAAGTCCTGTTTTTTTTTGCATAACAGGAATTGTTTTAACAAGTAAAGTCTCCATTAAACGATCTGCATATTTAGCATAAGAGTTGGGTACTTGCGGGTCTTTAAAATTACCCAATAAAGTATTTTTTTCATAAGTAATTCCTTTATCTAATAAAAAATGATCGGCTTCAGCTGAAATTTGTAAATAACGATAAGCTATGTCACAAACTTCTTTAGACACTGCTCTCTTAATAAGTTGATATTTATCTTTTTTAAATGTAGGCATTGGCTACTTTTTCATATCGTGGAGGCATAATTTGATCAATGCGTCCTTCTTTATCTCTTCTTATTTGTAATTGATCTTTTAATTTAAATAAAGATCTAATCTCCTCATCTGTTTTTAACTCTTGACCTTTTAAATCAAATGTTTCTGGAGTCCAAATATTAACAATAATAGGTATTTCCTTAATACCTAATGCTTTAGCAACAGCCATTCTATTGTTGCCCACAATTACTTTAATTATAGGTCCGTAATCGTGTCCATACTCAGCATAAACAGGTTCTAAAATACCATGTTTTTTAATAGAAGCTGTTAAACTATTTTTAAATTTTTCTTCTGCAGGACCATGGAATTCTTTTCTATCTAGAAAGTCAATTTCATTAATAGGTAATTTAGTATAAATTAATTTTGTCATTAAGTGTTAGGGGTTTGAATAAAATTAAAAGAAACAGACACTCTTAAACTTTTATCCCCTTTGGCTTTGGTATTATTTTCTTCTACACCATGGGGAACCCATGCTGGAAACATAATACATCTTCCTTCTATTGGTGGAATTTTAGTTATTCTCCATAAAGGTCGTGGAAGATCTTTTACTCTTCTCGGTAATTGAATATTGGCTCCTGGTCTTGGGTCTTCTAACCATAAACAACCAGAATCTTTAGGGACTTGAATATAGTAAACTCCTGAAAAATCTGAATTAGGATGAATGTGATATTTATTATAGGCATTAGGTGGATTAATATTAGCCCACATATTACCTAACCCTACTTTAGGTTCCATTCCATAATCTTTAAAAATTTCGTGCATCATAAGAAAAAGATGATCACACAAAAGTTTATATTCAGGTTTCTCATTCATGTTTGTGGGACTATGCCAACCACCACCTGAATTAGTTTTTTCCATCGTAGGATCTTTTTTAGACCAAGCTTTTATAAGTTTAAATAAATGTTTATTTAAGTTTTTAGAATCTGCAAAGTCTTTGTGGTAAATAGGTGTTGGCCACATTAATTCTCTTTTGAGCATTATCTTAAAGGAGGTCCTCCAAACCACATAACAAGAGATCTTCTTATACCTTTTTTAACAGGAGCTACACGGTGTCTTAAAAATGAAGCAAAGAAAATAGCTTGACCTTGTTTTAAATCATTAGGTCTTTTTCCTTTGTCCATAAATTCTAATTCTCCTCCTTTAAATTCTGAAGGATCAGAAAGTAAACAAGTCATTGATATTTTTCTAACGGTTGGTTCATGAACAAAACTGGTATCTGAATCCATATGCCAATCATAAAAACCACCTTTAGGGTATTCTGTAAATTGTGCAGGTTCTGTTAATTCCATACCATCAAAACCAAAATGATTTGAATTTGTTCTACGCATGGTATCTTGAATTTGTTGATACATCTCAGGCATATTTTTAAATGGAATCCAACTAATAGTTGTTACTCTTTTTTTAGTATCATGTTCTCCACCTTTTTTTCCTGCACCCACTTTTGCTTGTTCAGGTTTTAAAGAATGACCCATATCAATAATCATTTGACATTGTTTAGGTGTAAAGATTGGTTCGTTAGTTATAGCCATGTAAGATTTCCAACGAGGTTCTAATCTAAGTGTCATCCTCTTTGTCCTCCTGCAGTTCTAGAAGTAATAGGATTGTAATCAACATCTACATTACAAACTAATGTTCTTCTTTTTTCTTTATTACCATTCCAAGGATAAACACAATGACGCATATCATAAGGAAAAATATAAAAATCACCAAGGCTAACATTAGGAGAATAATCTGTTTTAGCAAACTGTCCTGCAGCTGCCCCTGAAATTTGAAGTCTTCCATTCATAGGTTTACCAGGTGCTGAATATTCTACACCATAATCAGATGGAAGTTTCATAATCATAACAGAAGATAGTCCTGTATACAATTTTCCTTGATGAATATGTATAGGGTTATATTCTCCTGCTTTCATTTCATTAACCCATATAGAATTAATGTTCATCTTGTATTCGTAAATTTTATTCCAATCTAAATAATGTTTAAAGGTAGAATAAAACCATTGTAATAGTTCGGTTGGTAAAAAATTATGTTGATGCATCTTATCGTTGTTAGGGCCTGAATAATGAAGAGAAACTTCGTCTTGAATTTTACCTACAAGTTGTTTGTTAGCTTTAGGTAGTTCTTTTTTTCTTTTTTCGTAAATGTCTGTAAGACCAGCAAACACCTCTACTGGTGTTTTATATTTTAAACAGGTTTGACCAAAGTATACAAAGTCAAAATCCATGTTTACTTTCTTTTAATTTGCTTTGGTGATTTACTATCGAGTGATAATTTTTTTTCGGCTATGTTTTTTTCTAAAGCTTCTAACTGTCCTAAAACATTAAAAACTTCAGGTTGTGATGTTCCAGGTGTAATAGTTTTTTGTTGTTCTCTTAATCTTAATAAATATGAATTAGCTTGGTGTGTGTTCACATCTCTGTCATCAAAAGTATTATCATGAAATTCTTTTTTAAGTTTAGACCACGTAGCCACTTCTCTCATTCTGTGTTTAGCCACAAGTTCCATTTGTGCTTTACCATATATTTTTTCTTCTAACTCAACTTGTTTTAATTTTTTGTTTAATGGATCTTTTTCTTTTTTAATATCTCTTTTTAATTTTTCTATTTCAACATCGTTTTTTCTAGCATCAAAAGATAAATGAACTAAGTTTTCAAAGTGTGTATTTTGTTCTCTAACCGATTGCCAATATTTTGCAGCTTTAGTTGGATATTTATTATCTGATAATACAGAAAATCTCATTTCTGTTTCAGTTCTAAACATTTGTTTCTTCATCCAAGTATCTTGGAGTTCAGGTATAAGTTTTTTAAATTCCTTAACATCTTGTTTGTCTAAGATATTAGTTAAATACTTTGATTCTGTTTCTAGCTTTGCAGCAATATTACGTTTTTCTTTATTCATTCTAATGCCTTATATATGCTCTTTCTAAAGAAAGGTCAAGTCTAAGATGTGGTCACTGTTGATACTGTAGCAGGAGCTGTCCATTCTTCCGTATTAGCCACTCCTGGATCACTTCCAGCATATCCTCCGGCAGCTAAACCTGCGGCTGAACTTCCTGCTGGACCTAAAGCAATTCTTTGACGTGCGGTTGCTAAATCGCTTAATTCTGTCCAACTTGTTCCATTATAAATTTCTGTTGTTGCACTAACAGATCCAGTCGTTCCACCAAACGCTAAAGCTAATGTTTTTTCTCCTAGCGCTCCTAATTCTGTTCTAGCAGTATTTAAATCTCCGCTTTCAGTCCAAGAAGATCCATCCCACTTTTCTGTTTCACCAGCATAACCACCATCATTTCCTCCAAAACCTACAGCTGAAGTTTGTACACCTGCACCTCCTAGTCCGTATCTTGCCGTGTTTAAATCTGCTATTTCTGTCCAAGATGAACCATCCCAAGATTCTGTAAAAGCTCTTTGAGTAGTATCATAACCACCAACTGCTAAAGCAGCAGTTTGTGTTCCAGCTGAACCTAAATATCTTCTAGCCGTATTTAAACTACCAACTGTCGTCCAAGACGATCCATCCCATTTTTCTGTTGCATTTGTTACTGACCCTGTAGTTCCTCCAAACAATAAAGCAGCAGTTTGAGTTCCTGTTCCGGCAGTGTTGCTTCTTGCTGTGTTGACGTCATTTAATTCCGTCCAAGCAGTACCGTTGTAACTTTCATTGTTTGCAACATTAGTAGTTGTATAACCTGCAAAAACTAAAGATGAATTTTGTGTAAGCCCAGAAGCTCCTGAACCATATCTAGCCGTGTTTAAAGCTCCACCAGAAGCCCAAGAACCACTTGGTATTCCAGCCGCTGTTCCATAAACTTTTAAAGCGCTTGAAGATGAATTAAACCACATTTGGCCTTCAAGTAAGATAGATGATGTTGATGGTGGGTAAGACCATTCTTCTGTTACGTTTGTTTGTGCGCCTGGAGGTGTTTCTCCACCAGCTGTTAAACCACTTGTACCACTAGCACCGTTTGCCATGTTACCTCGTCTTACCGAAGCTAATTCAGCAACTTCTGTCCAAGAGGTTCCATTATAATTTGCAGCAACAGATAGGTTTGCTGAGCCAGTAGAACCACCAGCAGCTATTCCATTATCCGCTGTTCCAAAAGCAGCAAAGTATTTTACTACTGAAGAGTAATCTCCGCCAGCTGTCCAAGAACTTCCATTAAATTCTAAAGTTTCTGCAGTCATTGTTGGATTTGAATCTTGTGATCCACCAACAATAGCACCAGCAGTAGATAATCCCCAACCTGCCATTTCTTGTCTAGTTGTAGGAATGTCGGTTGATTCTGTCCAAGAAGTACCATTCCAAGATTCAACATTGGCTACCGTAGCTGGAGTACCTGGTCCAGTTCCACCACCTACTAATAAAGCGGCAGTAGATGTTCCAAAAGTTGTACAGTCTATTCTACCTGTATTTAATTCATTTACTTCAGTCCATGAAGAACCATCGTATGTTTCTGAAAACACTGTTTGATAAGCTGGAGAAGATGCTGGATCTAATCCACCTGCAGTTATTGTGGCAGTTTGAGTTCCACCACCTCCATAGGAAATATATCTGCCCTCATTCATGTCATTTTGTTCAGACCAAGCAGTACCATTATATTCTTCTGTTGCGCCATGAGGAGGATCACCATTTCCAAATATTATTCCTGCAGTTAATGTTGCTTGAGTGGATCCACCAATTCTACTTCTCCCTGTGTTTAAATTACCACCAGATGCCCAACTTCCTGCATTTACAACAGGGTCAGTCTCTACTGATTGAACTTGAAATCCTTTTATGTCTCTATAAGTTGCCATATTAACTCGTTGTTACTGTTCTGTTTGATAATGGTGCTGTCCATTCTTCTGTTGCAGCTACGTAACCAGGTCTAGCTCCATAGATAGATAGCTGAGCACTTGTACTACCATTACTTGCGCTTCCTTGAGCATAAACTCCTGTTGATAAATCAGCTAATTCTGTCCAAGCAGAACCATTAAATGTTTCGGTATTAGCTACCGTTGTAGTTGTGAAGCCCCCAGAGTTTAGTGCTGAAGTAGAACTTCCTCCTCCACCCACAGGCCATGACCTTCCGGTATTAATCTCTGCGACTTCTGTCCAGCTTGTTCCGTCATATGCTTCTACAACTGTTAATTGAGGTTGTCCACCTACACCTAAAGCAGATGTTGACGTTGTTCCTGAATTACCGCCATATTCTCTACCAGTATTTAGATCACTTACTTCTGTCCAAGAAGTTCCATTCCATTTTTCAGCAATTGCTAAACCTGCTGGCGGCTGACCACCGGCATAAATTCCATCGGTTTGAGTTCCTGCTCTAATACTTGTATC